GCTTCGACTTCGCCGCTTACATCAAAATCGTTTTCCTCGCTCATGCCCGCTCGATCCCATCAGGATTTGACAATGTCGCCTCAACAACGTCGTCGTTGATCAGGCGAAATTCCTTGCCGCCAACCTTGAATCGGGTGCCGGAGTAAGCCCGGAACATCACCCAATCCCCTTCTTGGCAGTAAGGCCCCGCTGGGAAGCGGTCGGGGTCTGCATAACAGTCAGTCCCCATATCAAGAACCTGACCCACGAGGCTGACGTTCTCTTCCTTGGCCTTAAGCTGGTCTGGAAGAATACTCCCGCCCTTTGTCTTTTCCTGAACATCGGGGACAACGATAAGGATTCGGTAGCCCTTGGGCAACGGAAGCTTATCCAAGATGTCTTTCGACAACTTACTTTCAGTATACATGCGTTTCTCACGTTGTGCGCCGTTAGGCGAGATGCACCTTGATGGGTGTAAGCATATGATAACGCAAAGAATACATATACCCGAAACTACTCTTCTTCATCTCCAATTTTCTGAAGATCAAGTATGTCTCGCTCAACAAGCGCCATGCCGTGAATTTGTCCGACAAGATACTTGTATTCGTTGAAATCATTAGCGCCTCCGTCAGCCAAAATATCGGCTAACTCATTGAGGCGCTCACGAATTTTCTTCTTGATTACATCAAGTTCGGTCATTTAAACGGCACCGCCACAGGCTTGGGATTTGATGCTGCAATATGCTCCTTGGCAGCCTCAAGGGCAATCTTGTCCTGCTTGTATTGCGCGTCAGCGATAGCCTCAAGCTTCTTGACCTTGACAGCCTCACGCTTGATTGCAAGCTCCTCGCGCTGCATAACCGTGAGCGGATCGTTCGGGTCTTGCTCAGCAGCCGCCTTCTCTTCGTTGTGCTGAGAAAGGAGACGCTCTGCCGCCACGGCAGCAAGCTTCGCAATGTCATTCTCAACATCGGGCGGAAGCTGTTCGCCAATCTGCGGAAGGCTGACGCCAAGCTTGAGTTCGATCTGGCGGCGATAAGAGTAGGCGAAGTGTTCTGCTAGATGGCTCTGGATTGCGCCAATAAACTGCTGTGCGTTCGGGTTCTGGGAGATAAACTGCTGATAAATCGGGTCTTGCATAAACGCCGTATGGACCTTGATGTGGGCATCGTGGTCCTGAACGAGAAAGACCTGAATAGGCTTCCCAGCCATTACGTTCATGTTTTCAGTGACCGGGTCCGTAGAAATAGCATCCGCGCTCTGCGGGAGGATCAGATCAACATTAGGAATGTTCAGCGCGTGAAGCATCTGGCGGTGAAGCACTTCAGTATTGTACTTAACGTCAGGGGCGTTCTGAGCCAACTGCATGGCAGCCTGATACTGCATGACCTTCTGGGCCATAGTGGAGGCGTTCGGGTCAGAAACCGGGATTATGTCAACACGGTCGTTGAAATCGTCAAGGCGGGTGTACTGCTTTCCGCCTTCTTCCGCCACCGCATATTCGTACTCAGGAGGCATGTAATCGCGGATAACATCAGCAATCAACTGAAATTCCTTGCTGAGCGATGCGTGTACACGCGCCTGAACAGCCGACATGACCTTCATAGAACGTTCTAGGAGGGCAAGCGTTGTGCCGACAGGTGCTTCGGGGTTTGCATCACCAACGTCCATCTCAGCGATGGAACCAATACGGCGGCCTTCATCAACAAGGTTGCCCAGAAGCTGGTACAGTACGCTGGACGGTTCCTTGTAGGGCAGGAAGGTGATCGAATCGCGGATGGAGCCAGAGGCCACATCAACGTCACGGAACTCACCCGGCATAATTGGGTTATCATCACCCTTGATGCGAAGGCCACGGGCCTTCAGGCCGCCCGGAAGGTTGGAGAGCGTACCAGCGTCAACAAGCTGACGGAGGATGGATGTGGCGCTCTTGGCAATGCCGCCAATAAGGTGAACAAGACCTGTGCCGTAGAAGCCAAGGCCCGGAAGATACTGATAGTGCGTGAAATACTGGCGTTTCTCAAACTTGAGATCGCCTTCCTTCCAATTACGGCGGATGGCCAGAATCTGGCGGCTAGACTTCTCAATCGTCACGACATACGGCAACTCAAGCTCATCCGGGTGTTCAAACCCCGGAAGATCAAGATCGACACACATCTCAAGGATGGTATGACGATTATCGTCCGTAATGGATGGAGTCTCGCCCTTTACCTTATCGTACTTCTTTTGTAGCGATGAGTAGTCGGGGGATGGCACCGGGATGTCGATATCCCGGTAGAAACCACTCACCTGCAATCTCCGAAGTTCATTCGGGTACAGTCGCGTTACATGAGTGTAGCGCGGGCAAGCGGCGAGATCAGTTGTGCCGTAGGTCACTACGAAGTCCTCAGCAGGCACAAATACGGCTGCGGGGCGTTCGTTGATGGTGTCGTAGTAAACCTTGCGGAATGCGGAGCCAGCCAGTGGGAGGCGGAAAAGAAGTTGTTCCGTCTCGGAACGGTAGTCCTTCATCTTTTCCGTAACAACGTAGTTCATTTCCTGCTTGACGCGCTGCGCCTGCTTCAGGACTTCCTCATCGGCACGACCAACAATCTTGGTCTCAACGGGGCCAGAGGAGGGAAACACCTCCATGATCGTCTGCGCCTGAAAGCGGATCACGGCCTCAGTAAGGACAGGGTGGTAAACGCCACAGGCACCCGGCCACGGCGTTGTGCGGTCTTCAATCTTGAGGCCAAGGAGGTCAAGACCCTGAATATAAGCTTTCTCCCAGTCCTTGCGTGTCTCCAGATCGTCCTCAAAGTCACTCACCAAGTCGTGAGCGAGGGACGAAAGGTCGCTATCGTCAATCAGGTCGGCCAGATTCGCGGCATGCGCCTCAGGCGGCTGGAGAGACGGGTCATTATCGCCAAAGTCAACAGTAACGCCACCATCCTCTTCGGGTGTGATGTTCGGGCCGAAATCTTCCGGGGGAAGATCGACATTGATCGGCGGCGTATCTGCCGAAATGGGGATAATCGGGTCCATGCGTCAACTTTCTGATTTTGCCATATTATATCAATAAAAAGGCTCTTTGCGGAATTTAGGGAGGTCAATAACGTCATCTTCGTCTGTCGGGATCATAAATCCACCCTGACGGAACCGCATAAGTGCCATTGTGACGGCGTCAACGTAGTCATCGTGGTCTCCAGAGGGGAATGCTGCACACTCCTCGACCACCTCTTCCGCAAACCGTTCATCCGGGGCCCAGACAACGCCAGACGCGAAGATGTCAGTGATTGCGTTTACACGCACAATCTTGTCGCCCGTGGCTCTGGTTGGCGTGAATTCCTGAACCGGGATTCCGGCGTTTCGGAGTTCAGCGATAAGAGGCGCACCTGATGCTTTCTTTTCAACGATGAACATATCCGGCTGCCAGTTCTTGTAGTACTGGACCGTTGAGGCCTTAAGCTCTGGAAATTCCATCTTCTCCTTCCAAGCATCAAGAAGGATAAGGTTTGGAATCGGCTTTCCGGTGGCATCGGGGTTGTTGAAAATCCCGAAAGTCACACATGCCGAGTAGTCAGAGCGTTCTGTCTTAGAGAAGGCGGTGTCCATAGCGGTGATAACGGCTTCACAGGCGGGAGGTTTCTCGCTGTCCCACACATTCCACCAATCACGCTTGATAAGGGCACCCTCTTCGGATGTCGGGTCTTGCTGGTACTGTGCAGCCCACTTGGATATGGGCAGTTCAATCTTGAGCTTCTGAAGTTCATCCAGAGACCAGAATTCGGGCCACAGAGGCTCTCCAGACGGCATAATGGCCGGGAGTTCAATGACTTCCCACTCTGATGCGCCCTCTTTCTTGGTGGCAGAATCAATGATCTGACCAGTCAGGTCTCTCTTGGCCCATCTTGTCATAACAATCACGATAGCGCCGCCCGGCTGTAAACGCTGCCGTGGACCAGACGAGTACCACTCGAAAACCTTGTCGTAGACCGACACATCGAACTGGCCCATCATGGCTTCCTGTTCGGAGTGCGGATCGTCAATGATCAACAGGTCGGCACCCTTACCAGTAACGGCACCGCCAACACCGATAGCGAAGTATTCGCCACCCTTGTTTGTTGACCATCGACCAGCAGCCTTTGAGTCCGACTGAAGACTTACACCGGGGAATACCCTTTGGTAGTCTGCCGATCCCACAAGGTTACGAACCTTACGACCGAAGCCGACAGCCAATTCGGCAGTATGTGCCGTCTGGATAACCTTCTTTCCGGGGTTCTTCCCAAGGAACCAAGCGGGGAGGAGGTATGACGCAAACTCAGACTTGGTATGCCGTGGAGGCATATTGATAATAAGACGTTTGAGGCTGCCATTTACGACACGCTCAAATGCGTCTGCCATGATCTTGTGATGGCGTCCGTCGATAAATCCCGGCCACATCTCCTTAACAAAAGGGAGATATGTATCGCGAGACGCCTCAACACGCTTGGCTTCATCCAAGGCGCGAAGAAGCTTTAATATCTCTGGCTTTTCGCTCTCAGGGATTTTGGCAATGATTTCCGCGTAATCCATGAGAACCATTATATGGTGCCGCCTGAGAGACTCGAACTCCCGACCCCCTGATTACAAATCAGGTGCTCTACCAACTGAGCTAAGGCGGCGTTATTTATTCGTAGATGAGATCATCCGGGGCCATGACGCAAGAGTATTTAGGGAATTGGAGAAGCCCGCTAACATCCTTGATAAACTCATTCCCGGCCTCAATGCACTTTTCTTTTGTTGTGT